TTCCTTACTGACCATCAGCTTGATGGCTTTGACCTCGGCCAATACCAGACCGGAGTCGGTCACAATGTAATCCAGACAGCCGTCTGGGCACCTACCATATAGGCCGGGCAACAGCTTATCCCGCAACTGGTCCAAGTTCTTTGGCGAATCCATTTTTCAATCCTTTTTAGTGGCCGGTTTGGGCTTGGGTTTCATCTTGGCGACCTTGATCTGGGCATCGGCTCCAATCTTGGCGATACGTTCCTTGCTCAGGATTTCCTGACGTTTGGTCGTTCGATCCTGACGATCCATGTTGCGTTTGTGCTTCAGCTCAAGATGCGAGGTCTTGCGCTGATGCTCCAGTTCGGCCTGCTGTTTCTCGCGTTCCAGCTCCAGGGCGTGTTCGTGTTTCTCGCGTTCCAGCTCCATGGATTGGGAGTGTTTCTCGCGATCCATTGCCAATTCGCCCTGCTGCTCGGCATGTCTTTGGGCCAGATCCATCACCATGCCGCCCTGCTTAAACTGCTGGTCGGCCTGCTGCTGGTTAGCCTTCATGGCAATATCCTGTTCATGCTGCCGCTGCTTCATATCCATTTCTTGCTGGGCTTGGGCATTGTCGCGGTGATGATCCAGCAGCATGTCCATGGCCTTCTGATGAATATTGGCTTCTGCCTCCTTGCCATGAATGATGTTCTCTTCCTGAATACGAAGGCGCTCCAGCATGATCTTGAGTTGTTCCTGCCTCTCGCGGGACTCGCGGTCTGCGGCCTTATCCTGTGACTGCATTTGCTGAAGTTTCAGCTTCAGCATACCCTGCATCATCTGGATTTGCGCTGTCTGTTGATTGGCTTGCTGTTTGGCCTGGGCGGCAATCAATGATGGGTTTGGCGGTGGAGGTGCCGGGGTCTGCCGGAATAGGCCCTCGGGATCAATGCCGGTGATACGCATGATGCGCGTATCCACAGCGATGGGGTCATACAGATCAGGCGCACTTTGCTGCAAGGTCTTAATGACGACAGCCTTGGCGATCCGGTGCAGCGATGTCGGGTTATTGGGATCAGCAACTGGTACAAGGTTGGCGTCCTTCAGGGCGGCAAGGAATTGACCTTTCTGCCAAGGTGGCGGGTCCTTGATCAGGCCCCCGTGACGCCAAAAACTCTCAGGATCTTCCAGGAAGCGCTGCTTCAGAAGCTGGAATTCCTTGGCCTGGGCGGAGTGGAGGCGCTTATGGACGGCATCCATGACCTTGGTAGATTGCTCAATCAGGGCAAGCGTGGTGCCCACCGGGGTTTCCGCCTTGCCCTCACCAATCTCGATCTGGGCAGACCCTCCGACCCGCGAGCCAAGCTGCTCCAGATTTTGTGTCAAGTTCACAAAAGCAGCGCCCGGCTCCTTATAAGGCACCGGCATGATCGCCTGCTGGATCGGAAGATTGCCGGTATCGAGCGCCACACCGCTTCCCGGGGGAATGCGGAACATATTGGTCAACTGCCGACCGTACTCTTTCTTATAGATGAAGCCCGGGAATGAGGCGAACATGCCAGCGTCAAGCTGGATGCGGAGCGCAGCGGTCAATGCAGTCGTGATATTGCCCAAAATATGAATAAGGCCAATGCCATAGAACCCAAGAGCACGAACAAACGGAAAATCAACGAAATACTCCCTCGCCATGCACATCTTGTCGCCTTCGTCCCAATTTCTACGAAGCGCAAGAACCTTCCTGCTCTCTTTATGAATAGTTACAACATAGGGTAGCTGAAGCCCGGTAATCTTCCCAGATTTAGACTTGTGCTCGAATCCGGCAATATCGAGTTCACAATAGCATTCGTAGATTTCATGGTCGGCATCCTGTGGGCGCTGGATCGTCTTGGTGATGCCGTCGATCTCCTTCTTCTTTTCGGTAACCGGGTCTTCGATGGGATATTGGGTCGGCCTCAATTCCATATCTTCGCGATAGGCTCCGACCAACTGCATCCTTTTCAGGTAAGCCGGGCTCATCTTGATGCGGTGGGTAATGCGCCCGCAATTTTCCAGATCGTTTTCGGCGTTTGAGACAATCAAGTCCTCGGCGTCGATGCTTTGCGAGACCGGCCTGCGCTTGATAGGGCAATTGTAGACCTTCTTGATGCCCTGACCGCCAGCCCCAATCCAGAACAGCATCCTGTCGGTATCAGGGTAGTACTCTGTCGCAATTGCCGTCAGCCAATGGTTCAGCGAGTTTTCCAACGCTTCCGATAGTTCATCGGACTGCATGGTCATGGCACCAGGAATAGCCGGTTTGGGCGGAGCCATCATGCCGGTTGGTGGAGGAGGCGGGGGAGGCTGGCCACCCGGAGGCATACCCTGCGCAGGCATCCCGGGCGGTGGCATGCCACCCGGAGGCTGAGCCGGGGGTAGCGGTCTGCCTCCGGGCGGTCCTGCTGGAGGTGGTGACGGGCCACCGCCCCCTACCGGTGCCCCACCGGGGGGTGGGGGTGGAAGGGCACCGGGTCCACCTTGTGGCGGAGAACCTTGTCCTAATTGTGGCGGAGGAGGGGGAGGCATAGGCGGGACTGGAGGCTGGGTCAGTTCCCGTGGCGCAACCGGCGAGTCATTGCGTATCTTCAGGGGTCCTGCCGCCGGTAATAGCTCACCTCTGGCATTGGCCTGGAACCGAAGAACAGCTTCAAGCAAAAGGGGATGCTGAACCCGTGAGACACCTTCGGCAGAGACTTCACCCGTCGGTTCGTGAAGCTTGAGGCCTAACAGGGAAATGCCGCGAGACCGTGTTTCCAGCCAATCCCTCCGGGAGTCATCGTCGTTCTGGATACCTTCCATCAGTTCAGATGCAATTCTAGCCAGCTCGCCTTCATCGATCTCTTCAGCCAGATTACCGAACCATTTGGGCTTTCCAGATGTCTCCTTCTTTGGTGAGAAGTCCAGGGTCAGGGAGCCATCCGGGTTCTCGGTATGCCCGACGCCGTTCCTGACCGTGGTGCCCATCCCTGTCGGATTGCCAAGGTCAATGGTGGACGGTAACTTAAACGGATTGGTCCGTGGGGGGTCATTGATATTAAGAGGATCTAGTCTGCTGGCCATGGGTTACTACAACCTCTAGCTTAGCACGGATACAACGGTTCCAGTCGCCTTTGATAGCGATACTGTTCCTCAACCTCAAACCTGGATTCTTCCCGGGTCAGGGCAAAACCAAGGTCTCGCAGGTATCTCAGCGCCATGGTGACAGAATCAACGGAGTCATCATGCGCCCCTTTTGGGAAGACTGCACACTGATTAATGACATGGTCGCACCATGTCATGCCCTTCGGACTGTAGATCATGCCATCCGCAAACATATGAAGAACTGAATGAGCACGCGCAACCTTGTCACCCTGCTGCTTGGTCGGATTGACTAATTCAATACCAAATTTGCCGTTAAAGCCAATCAGGCGACGTATTTCCTGACTGACCGAAAGCCCGGACGCCTTGCTTTCTATCAGGAGCCTATCGGCCGGTGGACGGCCGGTCGCCGGATCTCCCATACAGGATGCAATAACCCTTTGAACGAGAGAATGGATTTCCATGCGCTCTTCCCATGCATGGAGCATAACAAACTTCGGGTTCCTGTTGGCATCCCTGAACATGCCCCAGACAGTCAAGGCGCTGGCGTCGTTTTCCTGCTTTTCCGTATAGGCCGTATCCAGAGAAGCCAGGATGTATTCGATATTTTCAGGAAACTTAGGTGCATCCCAAGTCTGCCAATAGTCGCGGCGAATGATCGAACCGCCTCTAATTTCCGGTGTTTGCTGGTACTGCCCCGCCCACGCGTATTCTTTCTTGGCGTGTTTGATCTCTTCGCATTCTTCCTTGCCGAAGCGATCCGGCCACGCAAGCTCGCCATCTTCGAAGCGCGGATCGACCCAGAAAACCTTTTGCGGTTGGGGGATTTCATTATCCCACGTATCAAATGTCTTAATTTTGCCATCATCATCATAGCCTGATACGAGGCCATTCGGAATATATTCCATGGGGATGCAAAGATGGGTATATCCCAGCTCATTACTGAGGGCGACGCCGGACACATCTTCCTCATGCAGCCGCTGCTGAATGACGACGATGGCGCTTTCCTTGGGGTTATTGAGACGATCTGGCACAACTTCAGTGAACCACATGTTCGTCGTCCACCGTACCGCCTCGCTTTCCATCATCATGGTATTGTTCGGATCGTCGATTACAAAGCGGTCACCGCGTTCGCCGACGCCGATACCACCAACCGAAGTAGCCAGCTTCCAGCCAGTCTGGTCATTGGCAAACTTGACCTTTGTGAACTGTTCGTTGGATATACGAAACCGGCCCCGCCAAAGCCGCTGGTAGCGCTCACTCATGACGACGTTGCGGCAGCGCAGATTATCGCGCTCTGTCAGATGGTTCGAGTAGGCGGCGCAGACATAGCGATACCATGGTCGGTTCTTCGGACCCCATTCCCACGCAGGCCAGAACACATTGGTCATTAGGCTTTTGGTAAAGCCCGGAGGCACGTTAATGAGGAGCCTCCTGATCTCGCCGCTGGTAACTGCCTGCAAATGCTCCGCAATGGCAGTAATAGCCCAGCCTTCGATAAAAGGAATTGCGGGTTCCACCACAGGCCAGACATAGCGTATGAAGGGAAGAAGCCCTCCCTCCATGGCCCTGGCTTCTTCCTTCTCGCGAAGCTTGGACATCGCCAAGGTCACATTCTTGGCTATTTCACTTCTTAATAGGTCCATGGCCAATTTATATCCGCTTGCCTTAATTTAGACAAATACTGGCCCCACGGTGGGTTTATGGCCAGCAAGAAAGAGCTTAATCGCCTGCTAGATCACGTAAGTAGCCTGATAGATG